CAACAGTATCAAATGCCCATCTTTTTGTCTCAATGACATAAAAATCACCACCACCACCATTATCTGTTTTGATCGTTAAATATTGTTCCTCAGTTGTACAACAATCCGCCTCTTGGGTGTATGTCATTTCCAAAGTTTGACTTAATAAATTTGCTTTGATTGGGTCCATAAAATTATATTATTAGACAAATATAGTAATTATTTTTTAAATAAAACAAATTTTTAATAAAATTCATTCTCTCTAATCCAAATTACCGCAATATACTTGTAACCACTTTTTACGGGTAATCCAGCATGAAGGCTATCGTAATCTAAAGAACCATCATCTTTAATGTTGTCCCACAATACAAGTTTACCTTTTTTAGGATCAACTTTAATATTTAAATTTGGGAAATTTGTTTCTCCACCTTCAAAATCATCATTTAAGTAAACCAAAGCCGTTTTTAATCTTTGTCCACCTCTACTGAGCTCATCCTCATAGTATTCTTCACCAGGATGAAAAAAATCGTGATGATCTTTATATTCTTCACCAACACCATATTTAACAACATGAATACTTTCCATGTTAATTTTTGGTAATTTGGTCGTCTCAGAAATAAGATCTCTATATTTTATAACAACATCCCCATGTTCTTCATCTAACCAAGCCCCTTTTGCAACTCTATATCCTTCAATACTCTCACCAAGAACACCAACTTCATCAAAAGTGTCTGAAGCTAAATCTATTAAATTATCACATTCTTCATACGATAAAAAATTATTAATTTCTATGACCATATTTTTTATTTTTATAGTTTTTTATAATCCAACATATTGGCATAACAATAAGTAAAAAACTAATGCCAACCAAATGTAAAATACCTTCAATTAACATCATACCGTAATAAATTTAATTTCTGATCCCTCTAATGTAACATCACATATTCCACCGTTCTCAATTATATTGTTAATTCTAGATTCAGGTAGTTTTATTTTATCAGGATCTCCAATCAATTTATAACTTTTGGTTAAAGTTAGTTTTGGTTCTTTAATTAAAGATAATACCGTTTCGTTTTCACATACTACCTTTGAAGGGTACTGACCTCCAACTGTTACTATTGCAACATCACCAATTTGGATCTCGTCGTCCGAAACCAAATATGGTTCCTTTTCCATTATAATAATCTTATTCATTGTTCTTTTCTTTTTTTACATATATATGGTTGTAGTTCCAATTACCACATTGATCACAAGATTCGTAGTCCTTTGAATTTTCAACATCAAATTCAAACTCATCACCTTTATCAATAATAATGTTGGCAATATCTACCCAATCGCTCATACTTAATTTATCTTTTAATGATCTTACTTTATCAATCATCTTATCCTGAAGATCACTAACATACTCAGGAGTTCTTTTTTCATATTCATGAGTAAATAAAGATTCATCATCTATCTCTACATCAACACCAAAACAATTTTCACTTATTGTTATTTTTTTCATAATCCAAATTTATAGACCCTGTTTATATCTTCAATATATTCTTTAAGGTTAATCACAGATTTCTCAAAATCAACTCTTGGTGTTTCACCAAATCTTACGGATTCCTCCTCATCTTTTATCAGCTGACGACAACTACTATAGATTTCTTTTACGATATTAAGTAATACCTCCTCCTTATCATATTGTTTATTTATTTTAACATCCATAATATCACCCTCCAATTCTCGGCAATACTCTATTAACTCCATTACTTCTGGTTCATCCATTAGATGTTTATTATTTTTGAATATTTGATTTATGTTCTTCATAGTGTTTATCACATAATGTTGTATGCCAACCTATATTTGTTCTTAATTCTCCCTTTTCTCCACAGGTCTCACAAGTTTTATAACTTAGTTCCTCCGCAATTCCTATTCTTTTATGAACATCATTTGATGCCGAATTAATATAAAATCTTAATCCACCAAACTTTTCCTTCACCTGACAGGTTTGTTTATCCCATCCTAACTCTATTAGATCGGTTATAAGTCCCTTAATTAAAGGATACCATCCAATACCAACACTAAAGAATCTGGAGTCCTTAATTGGTTCCCTATCAGTATAATATCCGTTTTCTAATCCTCCAATGGATTCCAAAAACTCATTCATTTCTTTATCTGTCATATAATTTTAATTTAAAGATCCCAAATTGATTTTCGTTTCTTCTTTGGGAACTTGAGTGATAACCAAAGTAATAGTTTCTGAATTCTTCTTCTCATCTTGTTCTTTTTTTGATTTTGATAATTTTTTATGATTCACCAAACCACTATATCCCTTACGTTTTGTGTAAGCTAAAGGTGATGGCATATCACTATACTCACACCATAAATCATCCTCATCTATTTTTTCAGTCATCTTTCAAAAATTTTAATATTTTTTCTTTGATTCCACTTTGTTTAATTCCTTCAGAACTCTTTGGAGTTAGGACAAAATTATTAATTGCCCACTCGTCCTTCCACGGTTCACCAATTTTACCCATATTTAAATCATCAACCGCAATCCAATGTGTTACTTCAGGATGATCGTGTAAGTATTGTTGAATCTCAATGGTTCGTGTTTGTTCTAACTCCCATCGTGGTGACCAGATAAATAAATTACTATGAGCAGTACAATTCTGAATGTTAGGAGTCAACGCAATTGGTCGTTTGATGATCCCCTGACTTTCGTAGTAGTCACCAAGTTCTTCAAGTGTTGCATGCAATTTCCAATCAGAACTTACAACAATCTCACATCCCGTTTCTTCAACAATCTCATTTAAGATCTTAATTGCCTTCTTATCAAAATCATCAAAACGATATTCAACAGGAGCCTCTTTTATGTTTGATGAAGATTCAGGGTTTTCTGATCGGTATTTTGCCCATTTTTTTTTGCGTCCACCCCAATTGTTTGAGAGACATATTACACCATCATTATCTAAAAAAAGTATTTTCATTTTCTTATGTTATTGCACCAATTATTTTATATTCTTCTTCAAACCATTCTTCCATTACACCATATAGTTCAGTTAACATTACGGGATCATCACCGTCAATACGAAATGTACTAAGTACTGGTTTTACCATCTTTAACCAATTCACAAATATTATTTCATCTTTAGGATGATATTCAAAAAAAACCACATCATTCCTATAATAAATCAAACGTTTAGGGCTATATGACAAATCCTTACAAAACATTCTAAGGTATTTCTTTATGAAAAATTTTCTATTTGGGTCCATTTTACAAAAATAAATAATATATTTCATATAGTCAAATAAAAAAAAATACTAGATTTAATTGACTAGTATTTTTATTTTTTATATATTTTAAATAAAAATATTATTATGTATAAATTAGAAAAATTAAAAAAAGATTACCCAAAAGAATTGGAAGAGGTTGTTGATATCCTATACGCCGATATATACCCTATATTACCTAAGTATAAAAGATCACCTAAGATATATTTTAGATTTAACGCTCTTGGTCAAAAATTTGACAATAAAAAGGCAACCACAAATTATATTGATTTTATCATATTAATTAATAAATTTTTAAATAAATCCATTATATTTGAATGTTTGGGTAAATATGCTAAATCATGTATGTCAGAATTTCCACCATCAGTAAGAAATTCAAAAAGTGAGATATATAAAATATCTGACGATTTTTATGTATCAGTTAATAATGGTACTCCCACCAAAAAATCACATATCATTAAATTATGTAAATCACTAAACATCTCGTTAGAAATAATATAAATAAAAACCCCCACATTTCTGTGAGGGTTTCGTATAGTTTGTTTCAAGAATTAAAATTATGTAGACAAGAGTTTTAAATTTTAATCAAATGACTTTTGAGTATTTGAATAATGAGTTTGGGACCATTACGTTATCACTATCAATTATCCGACTATGCAGCCTCCATGTATAGAACACATATCATTTTGACCCTATCCACAAACTATATTAGATTTGAGTGGTTGCGTTGAATACATCCAAACGATCTTGGATTTCTTCAATACGAGTTTCCAACTCTTTAATTGTTTCATTTCGTCTAACCAAAGAGATTTCTGAGGTTTTAACACTCTCACTTTCTAATCGGTAACGATCACGATTTGATTTACCTTCGGTACAATCCATTTTTTTAAGTGATTGAGCAATGGATTTCAACTCTGACATCAAAAAGATGTCTTCCAATACCGGTGTGTTGGCAATATGGATTTTTGATTTCAAATTAGCCAACTCTTTTGTGTCTTCAGAGATTTTAGCCAATAGTATAATTGAACTATATGGTCTTTCATTTCCAACCTCTATTGAGTTGTATTCTTGCATCAACTTTGTGTTCTCACCAATCTGTTTGATCAGTTTATTTTTTTGTTTCAGAGCTTGCTTAATTGTCATAATAAATATTTTTTGTATGAAAGTATAAGTTATAAATACCGTTAAGTCAAGCGGGACCCCAATTTATTTTTGAGGCCCCGATAACTTTTTTAAAGTACTTCTTCAAATTCAACGTCAGACGGAGCATCATTACCTTCTTCAGTTG